GATGGCGTGGTGTTTGGATCTTGCCATCTAAGTGGGTTATTAACAAACAGTACAAATCGTCCCATCATAGATTGTGAAACTGCTGCATCGTCTAAGTCCATATAGGTACTAGATGCGACCCATGGTATCTCGATCTCTACTGTTGTTCTGTCGTTGGCACTAATTATAACATGCTCGTTTCCTGAAGCTTGATAAATATTGAAAAATGGGCCAACTGATCCTCCAACTGCTTGTGTGTATGGTAACATCGATCCAAGCAGTGATCCATAGTGAAATTCTGTTGCGTTGATTCTGATCGCAATTTTACCTGCAGCTCTCAAATACTGGAATCGATTAAGCTTCTCCATAATGTTTTGGATAGCTAACAGGTGACCAGGTAAGTCTATAGTTTGAACAATAGTGCCTGATGCTTGCGTTCCTGTCCAGTTAAAATCTGCAATTTGGTACATGCGTGTAAGAACAGGATATAATCCTTGATCTGCGTATGGATCTGCTTCTTTGTAAGCGACGGAAATGGTGCTCTTAACGTGTGTAACGTCGGCAACAACATCGTCTGCAAATGTAGTAAGTTGGTCAGTTTGCACAATAGCTACTACTGCGGGGTCAACTGGATTAGCAGGTGTTGACTGTGGATGGACATCATGTGCAATTGGAATAGCTTCAACGTTTCTTTTATATTGAGGTTTAACATCAAAAACCTTGAGACCAACAGTTGATTTCTGTCCAATGTGTTTTTGCATCAAATGTGTGTAAGATAGGTTAATAGGTCTCAATCCATGTTGTAATAAAAAGTTGTTATACAATGTTTTCCAATTTTCAAACTTACTACGAGAGTGTTGAAACCAAGCTCGTAGTGCATTCTCCATTTGTTCGCGTGTTTGAACCATAGGGTCTGATCCTACACGGATCCAATTAATGCTCTCCATGATTGTCTCTTCTCTGAGTGGGCCAAAAGAAATTCCTGATTTCATGATAAATTTACGTTTAAGGAATTCAACTTCATTTATGTTGTAAACTGTGACCTCATCAACTGGTCTCTTAAGGAAATCTGTGTATTCCATTCCAAAAGATTCAAAGATGACTTTGGCAACGTTCTTCATAGTAACTTCTCTGAAACGTTCATCTCTAGAGGGATGTGAAGCAACGTGGTCATCTCCAAAACAAATGATAAAAATAATTTGTAATAATGTCCAAGGATCAAGTGTCGTAATATCTGCATAGGCATATAATAAGTACAATGCCATAACAATACTATTGAGTGGTGTGGTAAATGGTTGTCCGGATGGGTTGCCAAAAGCAACCATATATATGAGCGTGGCAACAATGTGTTTTGCATTCTTACAAGTAAGTAATATATTACGAATTTTCTTTACTTGTTGTTCAGTTGCTCCTGCGCGGCGTGCCCATATACAAAATACTTCTATAGCCGCCATTTGAACTGGGGTTTTCTGTTTGGAATCAAATTTAATTCCATCTCCTGCAATTATGTGGGCATCTTCATCTGAGCCTCCAAATAAAATGTTGTTTCTTAGATCTCCCCATTCTTGACTTTCGGGGTCGATTCCTAAAGCACATGGTCCATTTGTTCGTTCTCTTCCTAATTGCTCTGTGAACCATGATAAGTGTTTGCGTGCAACAATAAGGAAATGTCCTGGGCTTCCAGAAAACAATCTTGTGTCTCCTGCTTCAACTTTACTAAGTGACTTCCGTTCATCCTTAAGTAAATCCTGAAATATGACGTCATCTAATGGTCCGTCATCTAGTTGTTTGTCTAAATCTTCAACTAATTTCTGAAATTCAGGTGTTGGTGTAATGTGATGTGTGGGGTCAACTTGCATATATGCTGTTTTTCCTGGTGCTTTACTTTGTGGTGGAAATGGGATATTGTATTTCTCACAAGTTGATTTTCGAATATATCCCATAGATGTATTGATTTTGACAGCATCTACAAAGGACCATGATGGGACTCCATTGTAACATTCATCCCATGTAAGTTCTCTATATTCAGTTTGGAACTTCATGTGTCCTCCTAAGGCTTCAGCACAATCTTTGAGCAAGTCTGGGCGTGGTACTTGTTGGTCTACATCATCGCTTTTAAGAGTAGCTTTTTGCAATGGTGATACTCGCTCTCCATTTTTATTTGTGAAAGGAGCTAAACGAGATGGTGCTGTAGTTGGTGTTGAGAATACACCATGGCATGCACTGGGCATGATTTCTGTTTTGCGTGGTTGGAAGACTCCTTCATTTTGTGGTACTTCTTCTAATAATTGTTGGTTTGCTCCAAGTGAAATATTCATCTTAGCTTGTGCTTTGACTTGGTCATCTTGTTTTGGTACAGCGTCTAATTCTGGCTTGAGTAAGAAAACTCCAAAGCCTCTATATCGTCCTCCAGCCACGTGCATTCCTA